GTAAGTTAAAGAAGTTTTTAGATAAGAAAAAGAGTAAAAAATAATCTTTAATATGTAATATTACAAGGATTCCCACATGTCTGAAAAGAAATTTACACCTTATGAAGTAGCTATGGCAATTTTAAAAAAGAGCCAAGAAGTTTATAATAAACACACAGAGCTTAAAAAAGCTGAAGTCTGTAAAGAAGAAATGGAAAAGTGTGGAGAAGCTAAAGTTGTAGGTAAGGCTGAAGATCTTAAAAAAATCGGCGGTGCTAGTGCAACTACTGGTCAGGGTGGAGGATCTTTACCGGGGTCTGTCGCCACAACAGGTGGACCTTCTATTGCTTCTCAGATTGGTTTTGGGAAAGGTGAAGATAAGAAAGATAAGCAAGATAAGGATAAAGCTAAGAAACTTCCAGACTTCCTTAAAAAGAAGTTTATGAAGAAATCTGACGGTGCTCCTAAAGCTCCAACCGCTGCTGCTGGATCACCATCGAACTCACCTCAATCACCTAAAGTGGCTGCTGGTGGACTACCTCCAGTTAAAGAGGAGAAATAATTATGGCTAAGAATGATAAAGAATATAAGCAAGAAAACACTATGGAGTCAGCTAAAGCAGCTAGGCTAGCCGCTCACGCCGCTAAAGAAGCTGAAAAATGTACTGAAGACAGTAAAGAAGAGTTTCGTAAATTTTTCGCTCAGAAAAAATCGAATCTTAATTTATCTCCCTCTTTAGAAAACGTAGTTTGGTTACATTTTAAAGCTTATGGATTTGATAAAAAAGAAAGCTTCAGTTCAGGATTAAAACATTTTGGTATAGGAGAATAATATATGGCACAGCGTCTCACTACAAGTTTTATTAATACAGTAAGACCCGGTTCTTACTTCGAAGTTACTGTCAAGTCAACTCCAGTTGGAGTTGCTTCTAGTGGTAATATCGTAATCATCGGTGAAGCAGACGCAGGTAATTCTGTTGCTGAAGATATCTTAAAAGATAACTATTTCACTCCAGATCAGGCTGATAAAGTCGCTAAGAAATATGGAGCTGGATCTATCGTTGATGCTTTCAGAATCTTAGCTTCTGCTAGTTCTGATACAGACATTACAGGTTCTGCTAACAGAATCTACATTGCTAAAACAAACACTGGATCTAAAGCTTCAGCTACTGTAGCGCCTGCTTATGGATCTTTACAGTCTAGTAATCAAGGTAAAGATGGAAATAAAATTTTCTATCAAGTAACTCAACTTCAATCTGAAGTCGGTCCTTCTCAAGTAGGATCTACTATTACTAACTACGTTACTATCGCTGGTGCTAAGTTTGGTTTCCGTCCAAACGGTGGTGCTCAGACTTCTATCGATGTATTTACAGGATTGGCTGCAACGTTCGATACAGACGTTGAAGTAGCAGCTCTTATTGATGCAGCTCTACCTGCTGGTTTTTCTTGTTCTGTTGACTCTGCTAATAAAATTAAAATTTCTTCTGACGTAGATGCTTCAGCTAATCAGTCTGGAACTAGTAAGAGTTTTGAACTTGTTGAAACAGATGTTGGAGATCTTGCTTCTATCGGTTTGGTAGCTGGTGTTTCTTCTTCTTCTCAAGAACCTCAAATTCAATTAGACGTTAAAAGAACAGATATTAATCTTAACCAATCTTTCGTAGTAGATGCTGAATCAGCTATTGAAATCGGTTATGCAGGTACTACTGCAACAGTAACTACAACTGCAACAACTCTTTCAACTGCTGTAACTGGCGGTGCTGGAGCTAACTTAAGTATCGCACTTAAAGACTTCTCTACTTGTAAGGATCTTGCTGATTATATTAATTCTCAGACAGACTATACATGTTCAGTAGTTTCAAGTTCATCTCAATCTCCTACATCTATCTTGGATCAAGTATCGGCTGCTGGAATCTGTTCTACAGCGGCTTCAGCTAAGCCTTGTAAAATCAAAAAAGCAGTTTACAATTGGAGTACTAAGGTTTCCGAGTCTTCTGCAGTATCTTTTACCGCTACAGCAGTTAAAGGTCTTCCATCTAGCATGGCTTCAGTAGCTTATTTATCAGGTGGAGCTAAAGGTTCTACTACTGGTGCTCAAGTTGTTGCAGCAGTAGATGAATGCGAAACTATTGATGTTAACTTTGTAGTACCTCTTTTCTCAAGAAATGCTTCTGCTGATATTGCCGAAGCTCTTACTGAAAACTCTTCTACATATGCTATTTCTGCAGTAAACGCTTCTGTTAAGAATCACGTTCTTAAAATGTCTACTGCTAAAATTAAAAAACACAGACAGGCTTTCTTATCTATCTGGGATACCTATTCAGCTTCTAAAGTTGAAGCTTCTTCTTTAGCTAATGCTAGAATTTCTGTATGTATGCAGAAATCTACTCAAGTTAACAGTGCTGGTAATACTACTAGTTTTCAACCTTGGTTCACTTCTTGTGTTGCTGCTGGTATGCAAGCTGCTGGATTCTACAAAGCTATTGTTAATAAATTTGCTAACGTAATTAGTTTTACAGATCCATCTGGGTTTGATTCTGGTTCACCGGGCGATATTGAAGACGCTATTCTTGCAGGTATTTTATTCCTTGAAAAAGCTATTTCTGGTAATAAATGGGTAAGTGATCAAACTACATACGGTGTAGATACAAACTTTGTCTACAACAGTATTCAAGCTATGTACGCTGCTGATTTAGTTTCATTAGATCTTTCATCTTCTTTCAGTACTGCTTTTGTTGGTAAGTCTCTTGCTGATGTTGATGCTGCTACTGGTCTAGCTTTCTTAGCTTCTAAGATGACTAGCTATAAGCAACAGAAATTAATCGCTGCAAGTGATGACGCTCCTCTTGGATATAAGAATGCAAGTATTCAAATCAGTGGACCTACAATGAGCGTAGCAGTAGAAATTAAATTAAGTACAGCCATATATTTTATCCCTATATCTATTGAAATTTCTCAAGTTCAGTCGGCAGCTTAATTAAATGGGTGGAATCGTATATAAGATAACAAATGCTAAAAACAGAAAGGTCTACATCGGTCAAACGATTAGACCTTTATCTCACAGGTGGTCTCAACATCTAAGAGATTTTAAGAAAAAAGCAGATTATCCACTATACAGATCTTTTAAAAAACACGGTCTTGAAAATTTTAGTGTCGAGATTGTTGGTTGGGCGAATAGCCAAGATGAATTAAATTATAAAGAATGGTTTTTTATAATGAAATTCGAAAGTTTCAAATCAGAAAACGGTTATAATTTAAAGATGGGCGGTGCTAAGGGCACTATGTCCGAAGAAAGCAAGGGCAAGATAAGAAAAGCGTCTTTAAAAAATGGTTTTGGTAATTGGAAAAGGACAGAAGAACATAATTGCAAGAACAGAAAGAAAGGTATATTACAACATAAAGACCCTATTAAAAGAAATAATTTTCTGATAGCAAACGGATCTAGGTACTTTAATGTTTATAAAATTGTGTTTATAAACGGGAATAAACCTCAAAGCAGAGGTTGTTCATATATTAAAGGTGAACTAGTAGGGACGTGGCTTTGTACTACTGATTGTGCAAAAGATTTAGATTTGCATCATAAGAATATACGACAGTGTTTAAGTAAAGAAAAAAAGACTCATAAGAATTACATTTTTGAGCATCAATAAGGAGTATCTATATGGCAGCTAAAGTTTTCGTTGGAGCCAGAGCGCGTGTGTACGTAGACAACGTGTTGGTAGGGATCTTTGACTCTGTTGACTATTCAGTTAACGTAGGTGCGGAGCCTATTCATCTTTTAGGTCGTTATGGACCTGCAGAAATTACTCCTACAAGTTATGAAGCAGTTTCTTTAAACTGTTCAGGATTTAGATTGATTGGTAATGGTGGACATATTTTACCTAAAATGCCAAAACTTCAAGATCTTCTTAATCTTGAATCAGTAACTCTTTCAGTATCTGATAGACAGAATCCTGACATTCCTATATTAGTAGCTCAAAACTGTATTCCAGTGTCTTACAGTACTGGATATTCAGCTAAAGCAACTTCTAGAATTCGTGTTTCATATCTTGGTACTAAAGCAAGCGATGAGGCTGGAGATCAGTCTGAAGCTGGAGCTACCGAACTTCCATAAATTAGAGGTTTCTTAGTGAAAAACGAAGAGATTATGTTTGATCTAATTAAAGAAGTTCGTGAAGAACAGAAAGAAATTAGACAGGACTTACACTTACAGAATTCAGTATTTAGGGAACACTTAGTTACCGATGCGAAAATGTATGAAGAACTAGCTAAAATAAGTTCTACTCTAGCGGTTAATACACAATCTCTTAAAGAACATATGCAGCAAACTGTTTTAGTTAGAGAACAGACAGATATTCTTAAAAAAATGTATGAAACTCAAAAACAAAGAATGGATAATCTTACAAGACCATTAACAGTTAAGGAAGTTTTTATCAAATTTTCTAAATTCTGTGGATGGGTCAGTGCTATTTCTGGTGCTATATACGGAATAAGTCGTTTTCTTTAATAAAATCAAATATTTAAGTAATTTTAAGGGAGTCTTCGGACCCCCTTTTTTATTTTAAAAAGGTAATCTTTAATATTGAAAGCTATATGGTTAGCTTTGACAGGAAACGGTAATGGCTGGTACGGAAAGAAAGTGGGAGCATATTCCACCA